CCACTGGGGCAGGACAATCAGTAAAGACGTTGACATGCAACTGATCGGCCAGCCCTTCTCGGACATTGCATGGCGCATAATATCGCCCATGAAAATCCAGAAGGTACGCGACGAAACCAACATCGACCGAATGATATGGAACTGGAACCGAGCGCACGAAGGTGACGACAAACAGTGGTGGCCCGGCAACGTCCGGCCAAGCATTACATTCCGCAGGCAAGAATACCCGATGACCGATGAACAGTACGAACGTTATCAGGTGCGCCGTGGCCAACTGGCAATGAAGATGGCGCAGCGAATCAACTGGAACTTCGATAACCCAACCGCGCATCACATGAGAGTTATTGAAGCGGTGTTCACCCGCGCCGGCAAGAAGGTCCGAGATTCGATGAAACGCGAAGTAATCATGCCGCAACTACAAAAGAAAAGGAGCGACGAGCGTTTGAGGCCGATAAACAGGGGCTAAAATAAATCAAAATAAACCTTGACCACAAACAGGCAATATAGTAAATTGCTTTCAGAAAGAAAAAGTTGCGTGGCAGCAATGAGCAAAACAAAACAAACACAATCATCGGCCCTCGTCAAAGAAAAACGGAAAACCGTCGTTACGCTCTCTCCGAGTGTATGCTCCGGCTGCCACCCGTTCACTTTGGCGGGGGCTTCTTCTTCGGGCATTATAAAATGAGCGACCACAAAGAGAAGTGGCGGGAACGCCGCAAGATGCGGTCACGGTTCGAACGCGACGAGCGCATCCAGGCAAAAACTATAGCACCCCGAACAGACCTGAAGCGATGGGAGGGTAGCAACGATGAACGTAAAGAAAATGATAACAATTAACGAGCGCCAGCAAAAACTACTGATGATGGCGATTGAAGGCGCAACCGGCATGTCATACGGGCGCTCGTTCTGGCGACCGATCTTGTCCCGCTGGCTAACATGGTGGGGCTGTTCGGCGGCAGTGGGATCGGTAGCGATATTCGCGCCACTGATCAGCAGTGCAATCAAGGCGATGTTCCAATGAGCAGATATTCAAGATTTAAAACAAGAGCATCAACAGGACTACCCGATCAGGAAGTTTACGACGAAATACGGATATGCCGAAAATGCAACGTATCTGTTCCGGCAGATCGTTGTCCAAAATGTGGCCGCAAAGCGACCTACGACGCGGTTGAACCACGCCGCGAGAAAGACTTGACGGATATGTGCGCCAAGACCCGATACGAGTTTTGCGGCATAAGCGTAAAGCAGGCACTCGAAATATTAACCAACGGCGATTGTTCGACTGAAAGGTAACGATAGATGAACTCTAATTTAAAAAAGTTTATTAAAACATTGAAATGGAGAAAAAAACCACAGCCGAAACCATCAAAACATTCTATCCGTCAACCAAATAATACCACCAAACAAACCATACTGATTAATAAACTCGTTCTTAAGATAAACCATATGAACGAATTGCTGGAAGATCTATCGACGGGTTCACTCGAAACGGCGGAAGATCTAAGAGTAATTAAAAACGAACGCATTGCTCGGATTGTCGATAGTATGTTCAAAATAACAACCGAAGGTCCGTGGATAAAATGCGTTTTGTGGATTGATCCGGCAATGATAGAACGAGCGCACCTTAATGATGACGATACAACCATCGTCGATCTTATTGCAGAAACTGTCACCAACAAAACAAGAAACATAATGATGAATGCAATACGAAGCGAATTCCTGATACCACAAAAAGGATAACAACCATGATCAGAGAGAACCTGACCAACTCGATGATGACCACACTGCTCGGATGCATGCGGAAGTATTACTACCGCTACGAACTACGCCTTCAGCACACCAGCGAGAAAGCGGCGCTGACATTTGGCTCCGCCTGGCACCGGGCAATGGAAGCACGGTGGCAACACAAGACCGGCGAGGAAGCACTGATGACGGCCGTAGCCGATTACCAGACGCTGGACGAACTGCAGGTTGCCACGCTGACGGGATTGTTAACCGGCTATTATCACTACTACCCCAAAGACCCAATCATTGAGATGCAGCCGGAACAACAATTTGAATTTCCGCTCCAGGGCTCACGCACCTTTAACTCGGCTGGCAAGATCGACGGAATCGGCACACACGAAGATGGCCGTTCAGTGATGATGGAACACAAGACGACCAGCGACAGCGTGGCACCGGAATCTGACTACTGGCTCCGCCTGCGATGCAATAACCAGATCATGATGTATGTTGACGCGGCACGACTTTGCGGATTACCAACCGAGGTTATCTACTACGACGTAACACGCAAGCCAACAATCAGGCCAAAGACGATCTCAACCCTTGACGAACAAGGACACAAGATTGTAAAGGACGCCAGCGGCCAGCGCGTAATGAAGAAGGATAATACCCCGCGCGAATCCGGCGACACCGCAAAAGGGTACGTTGTTCAAACACGCCTTGAAACCAACGAAGAATACTGCCAGCGCCTGACTGACGACACGATCGCACGCCCCGAGTTCTACTTCGCCCGGCGCGAAGTCCCGGTACTCGACCAAGACCTAAAAGAATTTCTTGTTCAGCGTCTTGAGATTGGACGGATGATTCTTTCCCTGCGACGCGCGTCGCGGTCCACGGCAAAACCGTACCAGGCATGGCCGCGGAACAGCGGCGCGATGAACTGCAACTTTTGCGAATTCAAAGAACCATGTCTGCAAAACATAGAATTGAATCCGGCACAACCGCCAGCCGGATTTATCGTCGGGGAAAGGAACCCGGAACTGGCGGCAAAACAAGGAGGGACAGGTAATGGTTAGTAATGTTCAAAACAAGGTAGCCGGAATCGGCAGGCCGCCGATGATGACTCGACCGCCGATGATGACACCGGTGCCGAAAAAGGTTTTTTCGGTAAAGAAAGGCGTCACGCGCGATGGGTTCAAGCTCGGCATTTACGGACCGGAAGGTATCGGCAAGAGCAGCTTGGCGGCTCTTTGTCCCGATGTGTTATTCGCCGACATCGAGCGCAGTATGGACGACCTTGATGTTAATAAGGTTCAAGGGATCGAAACATGGGAAGACCTGCGATCGTGGGTTCAGTCCTTAAAAGATTGCATTGCTGGCATTGATAGCATTACACACGCCGAAGATTGGTCGGCTGAATATGTCATTCGTACCAAGAAAGCAAACGACGGAACGAAAGCCATGGACTCGCTGGAAGACTTTAAATATAAGGCGGGGCTGGTGTTCGTGACGGATGAGTTCAAAAAGTTGTTGGCCGACATCGACAACGCAAGACGACGCAACGTATCGTTCATCCTAATCGCACACGAAAGAATCATCAAGTTCAACAACCCTGATGGTTCTAATTACACGCGCCATGAACCGTGTCTGGTTGACGACCCGAAGGCCAGCAACATGCGTCAGTTTGTTCAGTTTCTGGACCATCTGGTATTCATTGACCTCGACAAGAATGTTGTTAAGGGCAAGGCCACTGGATCGGGAAGCCGAACAATCTATCTCGACACATCTCCGAGCCGCTTATCAAAAGCGCGCGGGATTCAAAACGATCCCTTGCCGTTCATTCAGAACGATATGACGTTCTGGAATCTATTGGGTATTAAATAGTCGGTAAAACAAACCAAATAAAGGAGGGACCGAAACATGCAGTTAGAAAACGGAACATATCCGGCGCGGCCTACGGAGTACATTGATGTTGGTACCCATAAAAACGGGTGCCTGGTCGCAAATGTGGAATTTGTGCTCCAAGACGGACAGAAGATCATAAAAACGTTTTGGTTGGCAAAAGCAAACGGCGAGCCACATATCAAAATCATTAACGGAGTAAAAAAGGTGTTTGGTTGGGACGGTTTAGACCCGTACTGGCTAATGGACAATAAAGCCGCATTGGCTGAAATTGATGTTGAACTGGTGATTGAGAACAAAACCTTCATCGGCACCAGAGACGGACTTGAACACACGGTATCGGAAATTGCATGGGTGAATTTGCCAGGTGAAAACATTGGCGGCGCTGAAATTGCCAACAGAGATCGCAAGACTGTATTGGCAAAGTACGGTGCCAGGCTACGCGCGATAAACGGCGGTGTTGCGGTCCCACAAAAAAAGGCTGCCTCGCAACCGAGTGCGTCACCAAGCACACCACCGACCGCGCCACCTGTTCAGGCACCAGTGCCAAAAAATAAGACATTCCCACCATCCGGCATGAACGAATGCTGGAAAGCGATCAATGACACAATGAAGAAGGACAACAAAACGCGGGAAGAAATCGAAAACAAGTGGTTGGAAATTGTCAGAAAAGTTCACGGTGATAAAGAACAGATATCCTACGACGCCTCTGACTGGGGTGCGATCATGGCACACCTGAAGACGGCGTTCGATAACCTGCCGTTCTAATTCCCTGCTCCAAGGGGGCAGGGTGCGCGTCTGCCTTACCAACGCGCGGGAGTTTAATATTATGGGAAACGAAACATCATTAGCGATTATGACCCGCGCATCACAGATGCTGGTCGAGGCCACGACGGTGCAGAGAGCGAAAGAACTGAAAGACCTGGCGTTGACGGCAAAGGACTGGGCGACACGAAAGAAGAAGGGCGACGAAGTAATCGAAAACTGCCGGTATTATGCACTGATGGCCGAACGTAAAATGGGCGAGATGCTGAAGGCAACCAAGCGAGCAAAAGGTCAATTAAAACACGCGGTACTCACTGGTGACCACGACAAAGAAAACTCACCCACCCTTGCCGACCTTGGCGTATCAAAAAACGAAAGCTCACATGCGCAAAAACTGGCGGCATTACCAGAGGCACAATTCCAAGAAGTGGTGTCCGGCGCAAAGACGATGGCACAGGTAAAGAAGGCAGGGAAGGCAAAGAAGACAGCAACTGCCAAGACCGACATCGGTGGTCCACCACCAGATCCGAACGCGAAGGCCAAGGATAAGAACGGCAAGATCATCCCCGCCAAGCTCCTCCCCTTGTGGCGACGCCGACAGGAAATACAAGACATCTGCACTCAATTATCCAAGATCAAGATGACGTCCAAACGAGCGGAGGAAACGAAAGACCTGCTCTGGGCGCAATGCAACCACCAGCAGGTCCAGGCAGAAATCGAAAGAGCATACACTGCCATTAAATCGACCATGCCCCACGCTGTATGTCCATACTGCCAGGGCGAGGGATGCCGGGCATGTAAAAACCGTGGATTTCTTGGCGACTTCTCCTATCACATGGCTCCAAAAGAATTGAAGAAATGATCCTTCGCCCTTATCAAAACGAAGCAGTCGACGCTGTCTGGAATGAATGGAAAGACCACGCGTCCACGATGGCGGTCCTGCCAACTGGCACCGGCAAGACCATCGTCATGGCCGAGTTGATACGGCGCTGTTTTCCGCGTCGCGTTATGTTCCTGGCCCACCGCGAAGAATTGATATTTCAGGCACAGCAAAAGATCGAACTGGTGACAGGATTTAAAACCGACATCGAGATGGGCAACCTAAAGACACTGGTGGAAGGGTTATACGGCGATCCGCAGGTAATCATAAGCACCGTCCAGACGCAGAACTCCGGCGGTGACGGCGGCGGACGGATGGGAAAGTTTTTACCTGACGATTACGGATACCTTTTCATCGATGAAAACCACCACTCGACAGCAAAGTCATACCGCCGTGTCATTGACTACTACCGCCAGAACCCCAAACTCAAGGTGCTGGGCGTAACCGCCACGCCGGACCGCTCCGACGAAGAAGCACTTGGTCAGGTGTTTGAATCCGTCGCATACGACTATGAAATTCTCGACGCCATCCACCAGGGCTGGCTGGTCCCGATCGAACAGCAGATGATCCACGTCGAAGGGCTGGACTTCTCGAAGGTACGCACCACAGCCGGCGACCTGAACGGCGCGGATCTGTCAAAGGTTATGGAGCTTGAACAGAACCTGCACGGTGTAGCAGACCCAACGATCACGATCTCCGGCGACCGTCGCACGTTGATATTTACGGTTAGCGTGGCACAGGCCGAAAGTCTGGCCAACATTTTGAACCGACACAAACCGGGTTCTGCGGCGTGGGTGTGTGGAAAGACCGACAAAGACGAGCGGCGTCAGATGCTGGTGGACTTTGCGGCCGGACGGATTCAGTACGTTGTAAACGTAGGCTGTCTCACCGAAGGATTCGACGATCCGGGCGTCGAACTTATTGTCATGGCGCGGCTCACCAAGAGCCGGTCGCTCTACGCGCAGATGGCCGGACGTGCCACGCGCCCACTACCCGGCATTGTAGACGGCCTGAACAGCGACGACGAGCGCAAAGCGGCCATCGCCGCCAGTGCCAAACCAACGTGCTTGATTCTGGACTTTGTCGGCAACAGTGGCCGACACAGGCTGATGACCAGCGCAGACATCCTGGGCGGCAACGTATCAGACGAAGTAATTGAAGCTGCCATCGAACGAGCCAAACGCGAAGGCGGTGCCATGCGTATGGACGAGTTGATTGACGAGGAAGAAACACTGATGCGGATAGAACGCGAGAAACGCCGGATGAAGGAGGCCGCACGCAAGGCGCACCTTGTCGCTCGAGCAAAGTTTACAGCAACCAACATTGATCCGTTCGACGCCTATAACATTGAGCCGCAAGTGGGATATTCGAAGGACAACGGCAAGCGATTGACTGAAAAACAAGGAGATGTACTTTTAAAAATTGGCATTGATCCTTCGGCATTACCATACCACCAAGCCAAACAGATTTTGAACGAACAATTTAGAAGATGGCACGAACATTTATGCACGATAAAACAGGCGTCACTACTTCGCCGTTACGGTTACGAAACCAAGAACCTGAAAATAGAAGAAGCCGGAAAGTTGATTGACGAGATCAAGAAGAACGGATGGAAGCGCGCAGTATGAACGCCCCACAGGAATCAACATTCTACCGCCGCCAGGACTTCGATGAAGCCAACTGCCAGCAGGCGCGTATGGCCGCATTCTGGCAACTGAGCGACGAGGATTGGGCGGCAGAGGAGCGTCACTGGGCGGAACGTGAACGCGAGAACGGGGAGGGACGATGAAATTAACCGATACGAGTCTATTTCCCTTTGGAAAGTATAAAGGCCAGCCGATGCAGGATGTTCCAGCGTCCTATCTT